AAGCTCAATCGCTTTATGCAGGTTGTTGATGTTGTAGACGTACATGAACCCAAACAGTTTCACGACGCTTAGTAAAGCAGAGCTTCAGGCTCTGCAACGGGCGCTGCCCCATATGTCCACTGCGGACAAGATGGAGTTGTTCGAGGATCTACAGGTTCGTGAGCACCGCGCGCGTTTAGGGGCGGCAAAAACTTCCATGCTGGGGTTTGCGACTGCGGTGTATCCGGGCTTTAAAGTAGGCGCTCACCACAAGAAGCTGGCTAAAATCTTTGAGGCAGTTCTTTCTGGAGAAAAAAAGCGGGTGATTATTAATATCGCGCCGCGTATGGGCAAGTCCGAGTTTTCGTCCTATCTGTTCCCTGCTTACTTTTTGGGCAAGTATCCTGAGAAGAAGATCATCATGGGTACGCACACTGCGGGTTTGTCAGAAGACTTCGGGCGGCGCATCCGAAACTTGATCTCTTCCGAGGAATACGCTGAGATCTTTCCCCAAACGGGCGTAGCAGAGGACCAGAAGGCCGCTGGGAAGTGGTCAACTACTGCGGGAGGCCAGTACTACGCCGCAGGCGTAGGGGGCGCGCTAGCGGGACGAGGCGCAGACTTGTTTGTTATTGACGATCCGCACTCAGAACAGGACGTACGCGCTAACTCAAGGCTTGCTTTTGATACTGCGTGGAACTGGTTCCAGCAGGGGCCGCTTCAGCGACTGATGCCGGGCGGCGCAATCATTGTAATTATGACTCGGTGGTCACTTATTGATCTGACTGGGCGCTTAATCGACTACCAAACCAAGAATCCCAACGCTGATCAGTGGGAAATTGTCGAGCTTCCAGCCATTTTGAATGAGGATAGCCCCGGCGAGAAGTCGCTTTGGCCTGAGCAATGGCCGCTAGACCAGCTAAAAAGCAAAAAAGCCAACATGGACCCCCGGTTTTGGAATGCGCAGTACATGCAGCAGCCCACAGCCGACACCTCTGCCGTAGTTTCGCGCAAACATTGGCGTATTTGGCCCAGTGATGACCCACCCACGTGCGAGTACATCATTCAATCGTGGGATACGGCGTTCGAGACAAAGAACAATTCGGACTATTCAGCCTGTACTACGTGGGGCGTCTTCTATAATGAAGAGGAAAACAATTCGCCGCAGGTAATTTTGCTTGACGCTTTCAAAGATCGAATGGCGTTTCCTGAATTAAAGGCGGCAGCACATAAACACTGGAAGGAGTGGGACCCAGATGCCTTCATTGTGGAGAAAAAGGCAGCGGGCGGACCGCTTATCCAAGAGTTACGGGCTATGGGCATACCTGTGCAAGAGTTTTCCCCGAGTCGCGGCAATGACAAGATGGTTCGGATGAACGCTGTGTCGGATCTGTTCCATTCCAACAAGGTCTGGGCACCGGATACGCGCTGGGCCAGAGAGGTCATAGAAGAGATTGCCGCATTCCCTGTGGGGGAGCATGACGATTACGTGGACACGACCACCCAAGCCCTTCTACGATACCGCCAAGGCGGGTTTATTGCGTTGGATTCAGACGAGAAGGACGAGTTATCGCTTTTTCGCCGCAGAACTGCTGCATATTACTAAGGTAAACAATGGCTACTAATATTGACAAAGCACTCTATAGCGCGCCGCAGGGCATTGATACTCTGGCTGCGCAGGAAGAACCATTAGAAATTGAGATCGTTGACCCCGAAGCGGTCAACATCAAGGCTGGCCCACTAGAAATTAGTATTGAGAAAGACGGCGAAGAGTCCGACTTTTACGCCAACCTTGCCGACGATATTGATGCGGGCGACTTGGATATGTTGGCGGGCGAGTTAGCCGAAGCTATTGAGAACGACCGCCAATCACGTAAAGACTGGGAGAAGTCCTACAAAGAGGGCTTAAAACTCTTGGGCCTCCAGTATGAGGAGCGCACGGAGCCGTGGAACGGTGCTTGTGGCGTGTTCCACCCCATGATTACGGAAGCCGTTGTACGGTTCCAGTCCGAGGCTATCACTGAGTCGTTCCCGGCGCAAGGTCCGGTGCGCACCAAGATCCTTGGGAAAGAGACACCAGAGAAAAAAGAAGCCGCTAGGCGAGTCGAAGATGACTTGAACTACGAGCTTACGGAAGTGATGCGCGAGTTTAGGCCCGAGCATGAACGCATGCTGTGGAGTTTACCGGCAACAGGTTCGGCTTTCAAGAAGGTGTATTTTGACCCATCGCTTGATCGCCCGGTATCTATGTTTGTACCGGCAGAAGACATTATTCTGCCGTACGGAGCCACAGATCTGGATACGTGCTATCGGGTCACGCACGTTATGCGCAAGACCGAGCAAGAGATTGTGCGGCTGCAACAAGCTGGGTTTTATCGCGATATTGAGTTGCCCGACCCTAGCCGCGAACAGACGGACATTCAGAAAGCCAAAGACAAAGAGACCGGATTCAGCGATCTGAATGATGACCGCTATATTATTTACGAAGTCCACGCCGATCTGGATATTGCGGGGTTTGAAGATACGGATGATGACGGAGAAGAAACTGGCATCGCGCGTCCATATGTGATCACGATTGTTAAGGGCACCAATGATGTGCTGGCTGTTCGGCGCAATTGGCGGGAGGATGATGAGTTTTGCTTGAAGCGCCAGCACTTTGTTAAGTACGACTACATCCCTGGCTTTGGTGCGTACGGGTTTGGTTTATTCCATCTGATTGGTGGCTTTGCCAAATCCGCTACCAGCATCATGCGCCAGCTTGTGGACGCGGGGACACTATCGAATCTACCGGGCGGTTTGAAATCCCGTGGGTTGAGAATTAAGGGCGATGACACACCGATTGCGCCGGGAGAGTGGCGTGACGTAGATATTGGTTCAGGGGCGCTTCGGGACAACATCCTGCCGCTGCCATATAAAGAGCCATCAAACGTCCTGTACCAGTTGCTGTCCACGATTGTGGAGGAAGGGCGCAGGTTCGCAGCCACGGCGGACATGCAGATCAGTGACATGTCGGCTCAAGCTCCAGTGGGGACCACGCTCGCTCTGTTGGAGCGCCAACTCAAGGTAATGACGGCGGTGCAGGCGCGTCTGCACTACAGTTTCAAGCAAGAACTGCGCCTGCTTGCGCAGATTGTTCGGGACGAGACTAATGACGAGTACGATTACGACCCAGAAGAGGGGCCGCGCAAGGCGAAGAAGTCTGACTATAACCATGTAGATATCATTCCTGTTAGTGACCCCAACGCTGCGACGTTGAGCCAGCGGGTTGTTCAGTATCAAGCCGTCATTCAGATGGCGCAGATGGCACCGGACATTTACGATCTACCGCAGTTACACCGGCAGATGCTGGAGATTTTGGGTGTTAAGCATGCCGATAAGCTGGTGCCGCTGCCAGAGGATATGAAGCCGCGCGATCCGGTTACCGAGAACATGAACCTGATGAAGAGTGAGCCGGTCAAGGCGTTCTTCTACCAAGACCACAAGTCGCACATTCAGGTGCACATGGCGATGATCCAAGATCCAACGATTGCGCAGGCACTTGGGCAAAACCCTAAAGCTCAGCAGATTTCCGCTGCGCTTATGGAACACATTGCGGAGCATGCCGGGTTCCTGTATCGCTATCAAGTAGAACAACAGCTTGGCGCGGCGTTGCCTAAATACGACGAAGACTTGCCACCAGAAGCGGAGTATGCGCTATCTAACTTGATTGCGCAGGCGTCCAAACAAGTGGTGGATCAGAACAAAGCGCAGCAGGCCAAAGAACAGGCGCAACAGCAGGCACAAGATCCGCTAATTCAGATGCAGATGCAAGAGTTGCAGATGAAGCAACAAGAGTTGCAGATTCGCCAACAGGAAGCGCAAGCACGGATTCAGCTTGATTCACAGAAAGCACAGCTTGACGCACAGCTAAAACAACAGGACATGCAGTTAAAGATGCAGGCAGCAGCGGCGCAAGCCCAAGCGGCACAAGTCCAAGCGCAAGCACAAGCAAGCCGCACCGCACTGGATCAAGCACGGCTTGAACTAGATAAAGAAAAGATGACCGGCGACATGCAGCTTGCCGGGATGAAGATGGGCGCGCAGATTAAAGAGAGTAAAGCCAAGCAAGAGGCCCAGCATGAAATTGAGGGGCTTCGTATTGGCGCAGATATTGCCAAACACAAAGCTCAGACAGCCGTGCAGGCTGAACAAGCTAAACAACGCAAACCGGAGAGTAAGACATGATTCATGAATTTGCCCGCGTATTGCGCGAAAAGATCCGCGACGATTTGAACAACTATGCCGATGATTTGGCTAACGGCGTGTGTCAATCGTTTGAGGAGTATCGGAAACTCTGTGGTGTCATTCAAGGTCTAGCCATCGCAGAGCGTTACATCATCGACCTTGCTAAAAAAGTGGACGAAGCCAATGACTGAAGAACTTACGCCTGAGCA